ACCACTAGCCGACTCACCAGATTCATAAACAATAAAATCTCCGACTTCCGTTCTGTCGGTGTAAGTAAATTCATTATACAAAAAGTATTCTATATCGGAAGCCAAGTTGTGTATTTCTTCATTGTCCTCCAAATTGTTAATCTTTACATAACCATATATGTAGATGTGCAGTAGCCTATCTTCTCTACCGGCAAATGAACCGACCGCCTCATCCCTGTAACACCAGTAGTGGACTGAAGGAAAAGTATTACAGTCCTGAAAGGTATAGATGCCTCTCTTACAGACGGCTATGTCATTCTTATAGTCCCTACTAATCTTAATCTTGTCTTTTATGTCTGTACTTATTGCATCAAGTATATCATTTCTATACATGTTCTGTTTCTCCCATTATACTTCTTATTACCAGTTGTCTGATCCGCTCCAAATTTTCATTGATAGAGGGTTTCAAATAAGGATGGGATTCTTGATACCTGGCAGGTGATAATACACTTTTTCTGAATAACACCTTACCACCAACTACAAATCTTAAAGCCATCCTATATCTGGCTCTGATAATGTGCGCCGGAACAATACCACCTTCCTCATGAATCCTGGCATATCTTACATTACTGTATAGAGAACCAATAACATAATCACCGTCTTCTACTACCTGATTCATTATGGATCTGCGGAGAGTTCCAGTTCTTACTCCTATCTCACCAGGCTGTCCCATTCTAGTCTTAGCCCTGTCTTCAGCCACCGCCATACCCAGTCTCAATCCAGCCAATAGACCTTCTCTTATATTCTCTGCCATTTTTCCAAAAGATGGGAATTTGACATTTAGATCTATAGTCAACATTATACAGTGAACCTCTTTCTATAACGGTCTAATGTCTGCTTAGTACTAGGCATCAAATCTTTCTCATATCTGGTTACTGACCCATCAGAAGCAGAAATAGCCAATACATCCACACTGTTCTTATTTTTCCACTTGCGGACTACCTCTTCTATACAAGCCAACTTAATATCCACAGGAATAGTAGAATACCCAGCGGTATAGACTATCTTAATATTCTGGTCGTACTCACCCCAGACAGTATTACATACTATACAATTATCATTCTTTATCCTATAGTTAGTCCCTGAAATAGCATCGCTGTTAGTCCAAGTCCAACTGTAATTGTCATAAATACCAGATACAGAAGTGATAGGATAGTGTTTAGGAAATAGATAGTAAGTACCTGTTCCATCAAGATATTCAGTATAAGACCTGGATAAGAACTTCCTGTCGCAATAACCCTCAAACACTTCAGACAACTGATCAATGAGACTTTCTAATTGTTTGTTCATGTCATCGTCCGCTTTGTCTTTGGGTGTCTGCATATAGTTGAGAACATCATCAAGTGAACATATTGAATATGTAGATACTGGCATCGTTTCTTACCTCTTTATTTAGTCACCAACAAATTTCCGTTGATTACAAATTCCTGATGATCTTTACATCGTGGACAGATATAGGGTTTCTCTTCCGCTATTATTCTTATACCACAGAATAGACATTCCCATACTACCCTCTTTGTATCAATCATTTTACCTATAGTACCTCTCTTGTCAATCATAGCCATACACTCCCTCAATACATAAGGTGGGTGGGTGTTACCCCACCCGACCGTTATTTATTACGCATCCACTCTCTTCAGAGTAGCCCAAGCGGCGTTAGAAACAATGTTTCCGTCTGCTCTGGCGTATCCGATTACTTGTGTCTGACCTTCTTTCATGCTCACATATGGGTTCCACTGAATAACCACACCATTGCGCAAGCAGATAATGTACTGTTGAGGATCACCAAAGGCGATTCTGATATTTGCGGTGCCAGGAGTATTACTCATAGCAGGAGTGATATTTACAGTATATCCCAATAGTTGATGAGAAACTCCGTTTGAAATAGGAATAGTCTGTAGAATAGGATGGTCGTTAGTAGTTCCAGTCAATGCAGCACAAGCCGCAAAAGCACCCTGGCTCATAAACCACTCTGGTCTCAGGTTCCTATAAAGTTCAGGAGTAAATCTAATAGTATTCAAATTAGCGTAAGTGATAGCAGCAGCCATAGCCACGGCACCAGATACGGTCACGGCGGCGGTAGCGCCAGCAGCCAAGTCCGTAGTGAACTCAGTCTTTTTGACTACTTCACCGTCAATGTTCTGTCCAATACCTTCAGCAATAGCTGGTTCAACCCACTGTCCTACTACATCAAAGGTCTGGTCAGCCAAAAGGTCGTTATTAAGAACCTCATAGGCACCAACTCTCTTATCAATAGTAAAGGTCAACTGAGTCAAATCAAGAGCAGCACCAGCATTTGCGGTTCCAAACGCCTGGGCGTCTACTGTGGCTCTGGTTCCCTTAACAGGCAGTTTAATAATTTGACTACCAGCCATCAATACTCTTGCCTTAGCAAGAAATACTGAATTTATTTCCGCCAATCCCAAAAGGGCATTACCATACTCTACGGAGGTGGCGTATGCACCGGTGTTGGCTTCTGTAAGGGCTTTGATCAACGCCTTTGCTTCTGTATTACGGACATCTTCTTTGACATCCATAACCAGATTGCGTCTCATATCCATATTGTAACCCTTGAATACATAATTTCTTGTACCGGTATTCTGATTAAGAGTAATCAGTTTACCTTGCATAGAGTCCAACTGGGCCTTAAGTGCCTTATTCTCTTCCAGCGCCTTGGCGGATTGTTCCTTGGCGACGGCGATGTCGGCTACTTTTTCATCATCCAGTTTGACATCTTGTAGGACTTCTTTCAAAAGTCCCTTAAGTTCCTCTCTTTTATTTTCCATCTCTTTAACCTCTATTTTAATTTTTATAGTAAATCATTGATTGAAAGTTCATCGCCATCAGTGTGGTCAGAGTTTGCTGGATCAATGTCCGCCTCTGCCCTGAATGCTAAGAACAATTCATCGTAAATCGTTGGTTCATCATCGTCTAATCCCTTATCTAATATATCAGTTTTGGATATTTCATCCTTGATTAGTTTGTGATCGTCTTCTTTTATGACCCCATCCTTTACTGCCTTATCTACATTAACCATATATTCTCTAACCATTAAGGCATTGGCATTGGCTGGAACATGAACACAGGATAGTTCAAATAGTTCTGACTTGTTGATTATTCTAATCTGTTTATTGGCTTTCTTATCTTCCCTATATTCCATAGTTGAATAATCAGGCATGAACCCAATGGAGAAGGCATTTAGGAATCCATCCTTATAGGAGTTGTAGACAAAAGGTGCTATGGGATTATGTTCTGCCGCGGCAAATTCCAGGCGGAAGTTGAGATTACCATCTTTTTTCCACACCTTGGTCGCCTTGGCTACTGGTAGTAATCCCTCTCTCCCATGTGCCCACAGGACTACAGGATTAGTCTTGTATTTAGATATGTCTATACCATCTACTTTGACTATATCACCATCTCTATCTACCGATTCCATAGAACCTACACAAGTAAGAGTTCTATCCTCTTCTTCTGCTATGGTCTTTACTGTCATATATTTCTGGATCTTCTCTTCCATGTTATCTACCTCTTTTTTTCTATTCTCCCAAAGACTGGAACATACTGCTACAGCCTGGTCTTGTGGTTTTCCCTCATCAATAAGAATTGGGATACATCTCTTCATGAACTGTGGTCTTGTTTCTGTGGGATTTGGTTTAGGCATATTCTTACTCCACTACCGGTGCCAGACAGCAAGTACAGTTAATGACTTCTCCAGCTGGCCCATTGGGATCGTGTGGGAACATCAATCCATTCTTGAATGCCTCATTATAGGGAACTACATCTCCGTTCTGAGCAGCGTGGGTAGGTCTTGTTCCTCCGACCCATTTCTTTTTGGTTACACCATTTGCTTTGTATTCCTCATCAGTAGACCTATTTACTATAGCGCCTGATTCCGTCCTGGCGATAGTTCTTGAACGACTGGCGTTGAATTTATAGACATCTCTAATCCTATTAGACAACTGATCCATAGATTCTCCGGCCACCACGGCTTCTTTTACTTGGTTTTGTAATAGTCTATAGGTCGCGTTATTGATACCTTTTACTTTATTTACCATATTGGTAATAATCGTATCACTTACTCTTGGTTCCGCCGTTACCTTTATAGTATCTAATGCCAACTTACTGGCGGATAGAGCACTTTCATTATAGACAGGAGTTAGGGTATAGACCAACACTTCCTTATCTGCTTGTAAGATACTCTGTATAGATAATAGGACAGATACTTCATCAATAGAACCAATGGCTTTAGTTTCATTTACCGCCGCCAAAACTTTCCCTAATTCAGTAGAAAAGTATTTACCTAACTTACCCGCCATCTTCTTTTCTGTGTCTCTTTGTATCCTATTGTATTTACTTACATATGATTTATATGACTTATCAATTTGTTCTTTTTTCTCTTCAGTTTCCAAGAATTCCGTTATTTTATCAGCCACTTGGTCTAAATTTATAGATTTTTCAGGCGGAGGAGAAGGTTCTATAGAAATATCCATAGGAACCATAGTAGAAGGCACAAATCTTGTATCTCCCAGTGAATCAGTCACATCTTCCATTCCAAGATCAAAATACTCATTGATCTCA